CCCCCTATAGATATACTCATACCCCCCAAGGGTATGTAAAAGAGGTAAATATGATGAAACAAGAGAACAAAGACGTGCTAGCACTTACCCTGACGGTCAGTGCGTGTGTCTTTGTCTTCTTGGTGCTCTCGGGATGTGCAAACATCCCTCTGACTCACGATCAGTGCAACTCAGCTCTATATCAGACCGCCCACGAGGCGGAGAACTGTTTGAAGGCTGCCGAGGACTACGTCCAAGAACAATTCGCTCTTGAGGAGCGTCGGGTCGAGAAAAGAGACGAACTTATCGCATATCTCAATTCCTGTGACAAAGCCAAGGGTTTTGTCCTCATTGAAACGATAAAAATAGGGCGGAGCAACCTCCCGAACGACAGACAGAAGGATCGAGCGTTGAGAGAGTGGGGATACAAGTACACCCACGCCAACGTCAGCAAAAGAGCACGATTACACCAATTTCAGTGTGCAACGCCCCAACAAATCATGGATGCGCTGCGCAGACTAGGATATTAACGCGTGGCCAGCGTTTTGTACGCTTAAGCAGTTGAAGCTGCCACTATTTGCCACCTCGCCAGCCGCGCCCCTACATAGGAACCATTATGACCGATAATGTGATCGATTTGAACCCTCCCGAGGGGAGCGCCGCGTATAGCCATCTCAAAGACAAAATGGGCCGCTTAAGAACACAGTCCCTGTTTATCGAGATGAAAAACCCCAACTATCCCGCTCCCTTTACCCTTAAGGACTCCGACCACAAGGGTGCAGTCTCGATGTACCGAAAATACATGGAGATCGGGGACCCCACGGAATATAGCACCGCTATCGCCCTTTTGGGCGGTTGGCGGCACTGGCAGGTCCTCACGGCCTGCGAATGGTTCCAGCCACACATATCCAAGTGGCGAAGCGAACTACAAGTCAAATTTGAGTCTGATCGCTTCCAAGAGATGCTCGATATCAGCTCAAAGCAGAATGGCACCCCGGCGGGAGTCGCGGCCACCAAATGGCTGGCCGACCGGTACTCCAACCAGAAAAACGCCCCCAAGCGGGGCAGACCGTCCGCAGCCGAGAAGAAGGCTGCACTGAAGGACGAATCGGAAGAGGATAGGCTCCTCGCCGAAGAAGCAGAGAGAATGGACTTATGACAGCTCATGTGTACCCACCCCGCCCGTCTGACCAACGCATCAAGGACTTAATCGCTGTTCACGGCGGTACGTCAAACCGCGACGTACAGGATGATGTCCGCGAGGCGATGGCACTGGCCATGGGTGAGTCGGCGGCATGGGCCGTCACCCACAGCGTAGATGACGTATGGCTCAGATTCAAAGAGTTCATGGGCATCACAGACACCTCTGAGCCCTTTGGTGATGGTGATCTACTCGCCACCCTTCTCACAGAAGATGGCGTATCTTTCCTCACCAAAGAAGACGGATCAGCGATAGTACAGGAATAGCATGGCCACAGCAAAGAAAGTCTCCCAACTCACAGCAGTCGTTACCCCAGCTCTCGCTGACGAGAGTCCGGTTGTCCAGTCAGGAACGACCAAGAAGCAGACCAATACTCAGATACTAGGTTTGATTGCTACGATCACTCAAGCCGCTGCCGAAGCAGGCACCGCGACTGATCGGAAGATATTCACAGCCCAGCGAGTCAAGCAGGCCATCGATGCGCTAGCAAGCGGCGGCACAGCTTGGGAAGTGGTAGCGGGCGCTGACACTATCGCCGCAGGGGAAGGTTTCCTTGTTGAGGACGCCGGGGGCACATTCACTATCACCCTTGCAGCCACCATCGCCATAGGCGACGTATTCGTTATCCATAATAGCACCACCTCAACGGGTGTTGTTTCGATTGAACCCAACACAGGCCACACCGTCCGAGGCGCGCAAGACACCGCAGTCGGCGACACGGACACTATCACCATAGCGCCGGGGGAAACCATGCACCTCGTCGCCATTACAACAGCTTTACTGGAGATCAGCTAATGGCTTTGCCTTCACTTCACTTCATCCCCGCTCGGATGTTCCGACGCGAGCTTACCCGCCAAGAGCGGGTAGTAATTCGCAACTCAGGCATTGACGAAATGGCTGAACTCCGCGAGGAGCTGGCCTCTGGTGGGATTGATCCCAAAGACGCATACGACCGTAGCCTCGTCGAGGCTATACCCGGTATCACTCCCGACCGAATCATCCAACTCATAGGTGACCTCTAATGGCCGTCAAGACATTTTCACAACTGGTAGGCGGCGCACGGGTAAAGACCGAAGTGTTTCTTGCTTCCGGTACTTGGACACGCCCAGCAGGCGTGACAGAGATTGAATACTTCCTAGTTGGCGGAGGTGGCGGTGGCGGCGGAGCCCCAACCCCAACCGGTGGCACCGCAGCGGGCGGTGGCGGCGGCGCAATGATGCGCGGTAACGCTACTGTAACCGGCGATGTCACAACCACCGTAGGCGCATCTGGCGCTGGTGGTGCAGCCGGTGGCGGCAACAACGGAGCCAATGGTGGGGATACAACCCTATCAGGTGGCGGTTTATTTAAGACCATCGTTTGCGGTGGCGGCAAAGGCGGCGTATCCGGCGCTGGCGCGAACGTAGGCGGCAAAGGTGGTGGTGGTACATTAGGCGGCGACGGCGGCACTATTGCCGACGGCGGTGTAGGAAAATCTGGTGCGCTTGGCCTCTTCATGGAGGGCGGAGCCGGTGGTGGGATGGCCAAAGATGGCGAAACTACCAATCATGGTGGTGACTCATCTATGGCTACCGGTGGTGTATCTAATATAGAATCGGCAGGAGGCGGCGGCGCTTCTCTGCTAGATGGTACAGGTGGCGCAGCTTCACCTACAAATGCCACAGTCAATGGCGGTGGCGGTGGTGGCGGTTCAGAAGAAACCACTGATACAAAAGGTGGCGATGGAGGCAGCGGTTACATCGAAATCCGGTGGATTGAGTAAGGTCCATGGTGAGCCGTCTGACCAAAGACGACATCCGAATAGCCGCTGAGGATGATCTTCTCCGTTTCATTTCCCTTGTAGCCCCACACCGGGTACTCGGCGACTGCCACAGACGAATGATCAAGTGGTGGACTCGGGATGATGCAGCAGACCATCAGATGGTGCTGTATCCACGAGATCACCAGAAGTCAGCAATGGTCGCGTACCGGTGTGCATGGGAGATAACGAAAGACCCAACCATCACGATCCTGTACATCAGCTCGACCTCGGGGCTCGCTGAGAAGCAGCTCAAGTTCATCAAGGACATACTGTCCTCGCCTGTGTACCGACGGTACTGGCCGGACATGATCCACTCTGATGAAGGCAAGCGGGAACGCTGGACCAACTCAGAGATCATGGTGGACCACCCTGATCGAGTGACGGAAGGAATACGAGATGCTACGGTTTTCACAGCTGGTCTCACCACGAATATCACAGGACTACATTGCAACATCGCAGTCCTTGATGATGTCGTCGTCAAAGAGAACGCGTATAGTAACGAGGGTCGCCAGAAAGTTTCGCATCAGTACTCGTTACTATCATCCATTGAGACGACTGATGCACGAGAATGGATTGTTGGGACCAGATACCACCCTAAAGACTTGTACGGCACGCTCCTTACTATCTCTGAGGATGTGTACAGTGAGGACGGAGAACTAATTGATTCAGCACTCGTGTACGAAGTCCTCCAAGAGGAGGTCGAAGACCTCGGCGACGGTACTGGTAACTTCTTGTGGCCCCGGATGCAGAGGGGGGACGGCAAGTGGTTCGGGTTCAACCCTCAGATTCTTGCTCGCAAACGTGCCAAGTATTTGGATAGGACCCAGTTTCACGCTCAGTACTATAACAATCCGAACGACCCCGGAAACGAAGCCATTGAGTCTTCACTGTTCCAATATTATAACCCAGAGTTCCTTAAAAAGCTGGACGGATACTGGTGTTATAATGGTCACCACCTTGCTGTCTTCGCAGCCATTGACTTTGCCTTCAGTCTCCGCACCACTGCGGATTGGACCGTCCTCGTAGTCATCGGGATGGATGCTGATGGTAACATCTATGTCCTCGACATTAAACGCAAGAGAACGAACAAGACCAAGGACTACTACCAGATGGTATATGACGCCCACATGAAGTGGGGGTTCAAGAAGGTCCGAGCGGAAGTAACAGCGGCACAGGAGATCATTGTTGAACGGATCAAAGACGACATACGGAAAGACGGGCTGCGCCTTGCAGTGGACAAGTTCCGTCCCGTGCGAGGGATGGGCACTAAGGAGGAAAGAATACAGTCCACATTGGGTCCATACTATGAGAACAATTCAGTATGGCACGCCGAAGGTGGGCTCTGCGAACTCCTCGAACAGGAACTGATAATGTTCAACCCTCCACACGATGATATCAAGGATGCCCTCCACAGTGTGTTCGGCATCATGAAGGCCCCGCTGGGGATGCGGTCTCATCGAAGACGTTCCAACGTAATCACGCACGCACGCTTCGGCGGCGTAGCAGCATAGGATAACCAATGGCAAAGATCAGCAAATCAGTCCAAGAGATCAATGACCTCAGATCGCCTGACGACTTGGCCCAGTTCGTAGTGGACAAGTACGTAACGTGGCGCGGAGATCAGATGACTTGGCTGGAGTCGTCAAAGGAACTGAGGAACTATCTGTTCCAGACCGATACCACGCAGACTACCAATAGGCAGCTGCCTTGGAAGAACTGCACCAGCGTACCAAAGCTGGCACAGCTCAGGGACAACCTCCATGCGAACTATTCAGCGGCTCTCTTCCCACATGACAACTGGTTCAAGTGGGAAGCTGGCACCGAGGATGCGGCAGTCCGCGCAAGCGCGATCAAGATCGAGTCATACATGCGTCAGAAGATACGTGAGGCAGGCTTCAAGGAAGTGGTATCAAAGGCCCTGTACGACTACATCGACTACGGCAACGCCTTCGGCGAAGTGTCGTACGTCTCAGAAAGCCACACGGATGTGGACGGCAAGTCCCAGATTACATACTCTGGTCCGCGTGCCTCGCGGGTATCGCCCTACGATATCTACTTTGATATCTCAGCTGAGAACTTCCAGAGGGCAGGTAAGGTAACGCGCAGACTCGTGAGCTACGGCTCCCTGCTGGCTGCGGCCAGTGATGACCCGATAGGTTTTGCTTGGGTGGACGACGCAGTGCGCCGGTCCAGAGACATGCGCTTATCCTTGAATGCCTACGGCGACTCGGACATCGACAAGTCGGAAGGCATCAGTAACGACGGCATGGGTACACTCTCCTCCTACTACTCGTCCGATATGGTCGAGCTGCTGGAGTACGAGGGTGACCTGTACGATCCAGCCAAGGACGAAGTCCTCTCTGGTCACAAGGTGATCATCATGGATCGCAAGTGGGTAGTCCATAGCGAGCCAGTCAAGAGCTGGTTGGGCCGCACCAACAAAGAACACGTAGGCTGGCGGGATCGTCCCGACAACCTGTACGCCATGGGGCCATTGGACAATCTGGTGGGGATGCAGTATCGCATCGATCACTTGGAGAATCTGAAGGCTGATGTATTCGATATGATCGCTCACCCGATGTACAAGGTCAAGGGTGCAGTCGAAGACTTCGAGCATGAGCCGGGTGGCCGTATCTACATGGACCAAGAGGCCGATGTCGAAATACTCGCACCAGATGCTACGGCATTGAATGCCAACTTCGAGATCGCCACTCTCATGCAGAACATGGAAGAATTGGCCGGGGCTCCTAAACAAGCGATGGGTGTGAGAACACCCGGAGAGAAAACTGCATTTGAAGTGCAGGCGTTGGAGAATGCAGCTGGCCGAATCTTCCAACAGAAGATTCAGAAGTTCGAGGAGCAGTTC